ACGCTTGGCTGGCTGGAGATCTTTCCATAGCAGCTGGTCACATTCGCGGTCGGTATACTTTTTCCCGAGAACAATATCCCGGCCTGTATGGCCGTCGCAGACAGTCCACACCCCGGCGACGTCTTTATACGCTTCGTACTTACGTCCTTCTACGCCATCCTGCCCACCGAGGAACAGCGAGGCGATCAGCATGGCACCGCCACCAGCAGCGGCGATGAGTTTGTTACGCAGGCTACTGGACATTGGCATATCATTCATCTCCAACTTTTACCGCCGGGCCGTATTTCTCCAGTGCCTTAACCTGCGCATTGGCGACCTTGCGTTTGAAGTACCAGTTAATGAGCCCTGTAACGATGATCCCGGCAATACCAGCCAGTACGCCGATGGCGCTCCATTCGTCAGGGCTCAGTTTTGTGAGAACGCCATTCAGGATGGTTCCTCCTGATGTGCCGAGGGCGACTCCGGTGACAAGTTTGCTCATACGGGACATTTCTCTCACCTCGCTGGTTCGCGGGTGTCAGGTGGGGAGGTTCAGGCTCTCCGGATGGATTAACGAGAAAACCGTGATGGGGGTTCCGGGAGCCTGAAATAGAAAAGGCCACCAAACGGTGACCTCCGAAAAGGAAAAACCCCGCCGAAGCGAGGTTATGGAATCGTTTTAAGTCCGTGGCGTAGAAACCACTCTTAACACAGTAACTTAGAATTTGCGGACCGCGTTAATGATTTTTAATTTATTTCGATGTAAATTGATGAAACTATCTTGAACTATCATATCCAAAGAGGTAACAGTGAAAGTATTCATAAGTTGGTCAGGACAACGAAGCAAAGTTGTTGCTGAGATATTCAGTGACTGGCTGAAATGCGTAATTCAAGCTTCTCAGCCTTGGATCTCAACAAGAGACATTGACCGCGGGGCAATTTGGTTTTCAGAAATTAATGACAAATTAAAAGATGTTTCGGTTGGTGTGGTTTGTCTGACACAAGAAAATAAAAATAAACCTTGGATTCTTTTTGAGACCGGTGCTTTAGCAAAAGGGCTTACTACAAATAGAGTTTGTACTTTTTTGATTGATTTAAACCCTGAGGACTTACAAGATCCCCTTGCACAATTCAATCATACAACACCAAACAGTAATAGCGTTTGGGAGTTAACAAGAACGATTAATGCCTGCCTTATTGATAAGGCTTTAGATGAACGTATATTAAAACAGGTATTTGATACATACTGGCCTCAATTCGAGAACAGCTTTAAAAAAGCTTTAGAGAATAATCCACCGCATGAGTTAGTCCCTCCTCGCACAGAACAGGATATTTTGACAGAAATATTAAATAACACACGAATACTAACTCAAAGAGTGAGAGCGCTTGAAGCGAACGCCACGGAATTAAGCACTGATTCTAAAAAGACATCAAGCATTTTTAAGAAAGAATTATGGAGATTGAATGCTCAATTAGATAGCATCCTAAAATCTGGCTCATATAATGAAGATGAAATCATGGCATCTTTAGAGAGCTACAATCTTCCCGAAAGTTTAATTAGAGATAAAATAAGGCATACACTCAATTCTTTTCATCATAAAACAGCTAAAGTAAGCCCTGAGTAAAAGTAGCCCCCGTAAATTTGAATGCTGTTTTACGGGGGCTTTCTGTTAATCCATATCTAACCGAACTTCAATCATGGCAAGACATCCATCAATAAAACCCTCAGCCATCTGTATCTCAATGCGTATGAGTTTTTCATCTTTTTTGCGCGCTTTAGCAATCTTCCGCTTTGAGATGCCATAGAGATAATGGGCAACCAGCAGTGAATGCTCATACGGTTTCCTTTTTTTCAGTCGGGCCAGACACCCCTCTATAATCAAAGCGTCATCATCTGTACAAGAAAGCCTAGACTTGCCCGTTTGCGGCAGCAATCCCTTAAACCCAGCTGCTATTGGTGAGTAATCTACGCCTGAGCCATCACTTGCAGCCCATCCGCCCCACAGCTCCATGACCTTCTGAATATCACGCATCAACTTTCTCCACTAAATTACGCCAGTGCGCCGATGGCCAGCGCCCGGTCTAATGTTTTCAACAGCAGCTCCGGCTGCGTGCCGTACTTCGCTTCAAATGCCACAGCGTCAGCGTGCAATTCGTCGTGATGCGCTCTGCACAGCGGTATCACGAACAAATCATGCGCTTTGGTGCCCATGCCACCCATGCCGTGGCCGATCAGGTGGTGGGGGTCGTCTGCCGGGTTCTGGCAACATGCGCACTGCTGCGCCTTTACCCAGCGGGTGTATTTCTCGTTTTGCCAGCGTCGGCGCTTTGGCCTGAGCATGAAGGATTCGGGCGTCTCCGGATCTACATGCAGCGCCAGCACCTTTTTAACGGCCTCCTCTACGATGCTTGTGGGCGGTACCGACGGCACAATGTCAGCCTCACGCATCACCGACTGCATTTTCTCGGCCGGGATACGCAGGACCTTGCGCGCCACCGTCTCAGGTATGACATGCGCCAGGTTGTTAAGCGTCAGCCACCAGCACAGTTCTGGCAGGGTCACCGCGTGCGAATCATCGAAACCCAGCCCCACGCGAACAACCGACAGTAGCCAGGCTACCAGGTTCTCCCGCGCTATGCCCGCCAGTTCGTTAGTAAATTGCTCCCGCACCCGGACATCGCAGGCCCAGCACAGCCGCAGCACACCGGGCGCATGTCGCATGGTGACCATTTCGTGGTGGTGGTAGTCGCTGTGCCGGTACTGGCAGCCGGATTCCCGCATCAGCCAGCCTTCCAGACATGACAGGCCACCAGCCCGCTTAATCACATCGGCATGCTCAAACACGGGCACCATCGCGGGGTCCTCCGCCAGCGGCTGGCGCGCCGCCGGGATCTCCCCGGTTGGAAGCCCCGCCAGGCGCTCCGGCTCGTTCTCCAGAAGAATGCGGCCTCGGTGGAAATGCGGCATGAGTTCAGGACCAGGCCGGAAAGCCACGATCCCGAACTCTTTTACGACGACAGGGGTTAATAACGCTCTCACAGACACCTCAATGCACAGTTTCGAGCAGGCGCAACAGCTCCTGAAATTTTGACTCGAAGAAATGCGGCTGCGTTTCACGCGGGTTCGCCGGGCTGGTGATGTTCTTCCCGTACATGCACCCCTTCGCTGTCATCGCCCAGAAGCGCTTAACACCATTTACACCCGAACGGCTGCGGCGCTCCTTATGCTCGACGATCCCCAGTTTGGCCAGCTGCTGGTAAGCCAGCGTAGCCGACATACGGATGCCGTTAGCTTTGAGCAACGCGCTCAGGGATTGCGTAGGGCGGCTGGAGCCATCAGGAGCACCAGCAGGGGCATCAATGGCGTACTGCGGGGCAAGGTTCGGCAGACCAACAGCATCCTGCAGCTTTTGGCATGCGCCGAGCACAGAGGAATTGGAGAGATTAAGAGATCGCTGCATAAAATCGAGCAGGATAACGCCAGCCTGCATTTTATCTGCCGCCTGGCTATGAAGAGTGGCGGGCTGATTTACAGCTGCATCAAACGTCCGGATCACCCTCAGGCTGAACTGCGGGCTGATCCACATGGCGTAGGAGTAGACCAGCTCTTTACAGACGTAGCTGCCCTGCTCTTTCCCGCCGCGGATAACACTGACCGGGTCCGGCGTTTCCGAGTTGCTATTTTGCAACTCGCTTATTAATTGTTCGGTTTGCTCGTTGCGAAGCCAGAACGCTGGCTTGTGCTTATCCTGAGCACCAGCAGCACGATGAAGATCGTTGAGGCAGTAACGACCAAAAATATCACGGCGTACGGAAACGCCATCAATCACGAGTAATTGACTCATTTTGTTCTCCACTGATTGTATTGCGAGGGGCCTGCACGCCCGCTTCGCTTGCACTTTTTGACATTACTGCTGATTTGCATAATTTTCAACACCCCCCTGTCTATACATACAGGCCGATCGTTATCTCAACCTTGCCTTTGGGCGTTACCGGCCCCCACTCCACCAGCATTCGCTTAATCTGGCTGTCGTCCTCCCAGATGCCTGCGTGGGTCAGCGCATCGAACAGCGCTTTGTTATAGTTGTCGATGTCGCGGCGCCGCGCGTCCGGCGGGAAAAGAACGATCTCCACCGCCGCTGGCGCGCTGCTGGGCTTCGGTAATCTGCGCAGTTGCTCAATGATCGCAGCGCAGGCATCGCTCTGGTACGCACGCCCTTTGGCGCTGATGAGGTGGCGACCGGCCAGCGGCCCCTTATTCGGGGCGCGCCAGTAGGTGTTTACGCTCGGAGGGAACGGCAGCACCAGTTTCATTTACCCTCCGGGATCAGCTGCGATGTCTGGCTGTTGATTTTTATGCCGCGATGCGCGCCCGGGACTATCGTTATTGCCTCTTTGCGCTGCAACGCACGCAACTGTAGGGCGGCCGCATTCGGCGACACCACGCCCATCAGGCGGGACAGTTCTGAGATAGTCGGCGGATAACCGTGCTCGCTCTGGTATTTCACCAGCAGATCGAAAACCTCCTGCTGGCGCACCGTTAATAATTTATTGACCACTGCTACCCCCTACAGAACCGCAACGATATCGCTGACGGTTTCGCGTGTACTTGATTTACTGGATATCGCGCGCCGGGCGCGGACGTAGTTGAGTTCAAAGCCGTGCTGCTGGTACAGCTCGATGATGCGTGGCGCTGATGAGTTGCTGATCACCACCCGGGCACCACGCTGATGGGCAGCTACACAACATTCTGCCAGGGCGAACTGGTCTTCCCAGCTAAAACCGCCGGGCGCATAACTGGTGAACCCGCTGGTACCCGGCAGCGGCTCATACGGTGGATCGCAGTAAACGACATCGCCCTCGCCAGCCAGAGAAAGCGTGCGGCGGAACCCGGCATTCATGAACACGCAGTTGCTCGCCAGCGCAGTGAACGCCTCGATCTCTTTTTCAGGGAAATAAGGATTGGGGTATTTGCCCCAGCCAACGTTGAACTTTCCGGCGAGGTTGTAACGGATCAACCCGTTGAAGCAGTGCCGGTTCAGGTACAGGAAAGCGGCGGCGCGTTCCGGCCCGGCCAGCAGCTGCCCGTTGAAATCATCGGCGACTTCGGCATACCCTGCGGCGCTGTTTTTGGTGCTGAACAACAGGCGGGCGTGATGAATCATGACGTCAGGTACCACTGCCAGCATCTGGTAAAGGTGGATCAGGTCCGCGTTAACGTCCGCAAGCAGGAAAGAGTCGTGCTTACGGGAGTTAATGAACACCGAGCCACCACCAACAAACGGCTCAATCAGGCGCTGCCCTGCGGGGATCAGGCGGTCGATATCAGGCAGCTGGTGGTATTTGCCACCAGCCCACTTGAGGAACGGGCGCTGCCAGGTTCGCGGTGAGGGCGATTCAGCTGGCAGTGTGGCTGCAATACCGTCACAAACTGATGCGCATCTCATCCGTTCACCACCCGGAAGCCTTTGGCTCCCTGCGAATAATCGGTGCCGACATAGCTGGATTTAAAAAGCGGATCCTCTTTGATGCCGGAACGTGCTGGAGTCATCCAGTCGTCTTCGTAGTGCATGTCAGGGCCGAAGAAGGTTTTGGCCTGTTTGACAAACTCGGTACCGGTCTTGCCTGTTTGAGCCACAAACCCGGCATAGCGCTTCACACCCTCCAGCATGACGAGAGGCGGCACTCCTTCACGAACGCGGGCATCCCAGGCTTTCAGCGCAGCACTTTTCGGGTTACCACCTGCCCGCTTCGGATATAACGCCCAGGCCAGATCAAATAAGTTTTCATTGACTGGTTCATTGACTGGTTCAGAGAACTGACTGGTTCCGGGTGCAGCTCCTGCACCACTAACCGGTGCAGCAGATTCACCCACTGGTGCAGGAGATTCACCACCCGGTGCAGGACGTGCACCAGAGGGTGCAGCATTTGCACCACTGGGAAGGTTAAGTTTGTAAACGTTGGTGCGGTTCAGACCGGTAGCCGCCTTGCGGACTTCAACCGATACCAGACCATCCTCAACCAGCTGTTTGATATGGTTTTGCACAGAGCGCTCAGATATCTCGCACTGCTCTGCGATATAGGGAACGGAGGGCCAGCATTCGCCCTGATCACTGGCGTTATCGGCTAGTTTGATCAGCACGAGCTTGCGCAGCGGGTTACCCACTTTTGCTTTCATGGCTCTGACCATTAATTCCATGCTCATCTGGACCTACCTCAATTTCCCTGAAATCGCGCTTGAAGACCTGGAGTGGACTTGAGCATTCGTGTGGGTAGCCAGAACGCAGGTATATAACGCGCTGCGCTTCTGGTTCCCAGCGGATGACACGAACGGGGATCCCCCGGCGGTCTTTAAACCAGCGGTCGAGTTCGCGCATAAGGCTTTTGCCCTCCGGTAGTACACACCCACGATTGCAGTGGCGCGGCTGTGGTTACATGCCACCCAGCGGTTTGCTACTCTGCGTTCATACCGCAACAGCGGAAGGCCCGGCACCGGGATCATCCGAAGTTGCGGCAAGCGGTTCTTTACCGTTAAACTGTTCATGCGTTAGTTTCTCCACTGTTACGACACGCCACGACGCCCGGAGCTGCACACTCGCGGGCGTCATTCTTTTCTGCCGCACAAAAAACGCGATATAGCAGCGTTAAATGCTCCTGCCATTTCTGCATGACCTGATAACTGTTCTCTTCGATTTGCTCGCGTTCGGCCTGGTCAATCACGCCATCAGCAGTAGCCTTGCGAACGTATGTCGAGTGTTTCCCGATCCACTCAATAGACTCCATCAGGCGCTGATTGATATCGGCGTTTTCCACATCCTCAACATCCACCAGCGGAACGTTGACGCTGTTCGACTGGCGCGATACCGCATCAGCGATGTGCTTGGTGCCGCTGGCCTGCTGGAGAACCATCGCCCAGCCCATTGGGAAAATCTGATCGCCGCCGGTACGCAGGCGGTTAAAAAGCGCATCCTCTGTCACGCCCAGCCATTCAGCGGCCTCGGCGTAACCGCCCGGCAGGCTTGAGATGGTCTTTTTAATTGCCGCCACCAGCCATGCGGGCTGTTTTTCGACTTGCCAGTGTTGTTGGTTATCCACGGTTAACTCCTTGATGCTGTGGTGTCTTTTCTTCACGATCTTGGTTACTGTTTCGGGTAGATGTCAGGTCGCAAATCAGATTTAGTTATTGCGCCAGCTGTGATCTCTTCGAGCTTTTTGGCGAGGGCGAACCCTGCCTTTTTGTAGCCGTTGAAAACCAAACGCAGATAACCGGGGGTTGATTTGACGCTTACTGCTAATTCGCACTGCTGCTCTTTCGATAAAGAGTCCCAATACTCTTTCATAATATGTACCTCCCGTGTACATATTACATGAATAATATGAACCTACAAGGTACTTGTACCTTTAGGGTACACAATGTTTAATTCTGGGATGAAAACGATTCAGGAAATTAGGCGGTTAAACGCCAGAAAACTGCGTGACGGTGTCGGCGGGAATACTTACTTCGCCACCATGATCGACAGAGAACCTACCCAAACCAGCAGGTTTATGGGGGATGGCGCGTCTAAAAATATTGGCGATGCAATGGCTCGCCATATTGAAAAATGCTTTGATTTGCCGTTAGGCTGGCTGGATCAGGAACACCAAACCACTAATGTTGCAAAAAGTCCTGATGTATCAGACACTAATAGAAATATAACATTGGTTCCGGTTATATCCTGGGTACAGGCAGGAGCATGGACGGAAGCTGGCTTTGCCGAGGTTGACTTGAGTAGTGTTGAAACTTATCCGTGCCCTGTGCCGTGCGGACCCATGACGTATATCTTGCGCGTGATTGGTGACTCTATGATCGATGAGTACCGTCCGGGCGACATGATTTTCGTAGATCCCGAAATTCCGGCATGTCATGGCGATGACGTTATCGCGTTGATGCACGATTCAGGAGAGACCACCTTTAAGAGGTTAATTGAGGATGGCGGCAGTAAGTATCTGAAGGCCTTGAATCAAAGTTGGCCGGAGCCCTACGTTAAGATAGATGGCAACTGCTCCATAATCGGTACGGTGATCTTCTCAGGCAAGCCCCGAAGGTACCATCATAAAAATTAATTTCACCACAAGCCCGCGGAAGCGGGTTTTTTTGTGCTTGACAATGTACCCTAACGGTACATAATGTACCTCATAGCAACAGCGAACAGGCAGGACGCCCACGCAGTAGCCGCCCCAGGCGTATGAAGATGGGGATGATTCGCTGGCAATAAAAAAGCGCCCAGTAAGGCGCTTGCTCTTTAACAATCTGGATATCCCAAACAGAACTACTTCCCCGGAGGAACCGGCGGGCGAGGTTTTACAGGAAGAT